TCCGATTGAATTCCTTGCGCGGCATTCCCTCGAAAATAAAGCCGAAGTTAGCATCTGATCCATCCGTTTGTCTGATCCACGGATCGAGATAAACGCCGGTTGGGTCGCGCGACGCTTTGAGGTAAATATCTTGATTACGCGTTCGGTTTGAAGTGTATGCAGTCTCAATAATGCAATAGCTTAGGCCGCCATCAACCTGTTGTTCGGCAATCTTTCGCCGAACCGCGCCGAACCGCGAAATATCCTCAATGCGCTTGATGATGCTCTGCATCACCTTAGCGGATTCGTAAGTGGCCTTTCCGCCCGTTGGGCGAATCTTCACGCCGTAATTGTTTTTTGAAAGTTGATTGATAATCAAATCGTTGTGGACGCGCGTATTATTGATCGTCAGACAGGCCATATTATCTTCGCCGCCCGTCAATTGCTGATAGATTTTGGTCGGCCATTGCTGCGCATTGCGTGGGTCCGCATTGGCAAACTTGATATCCTCCCGGATTCGTTCGTCCTGGACGCCCTGCCAGTCTCGACAGGCGTGAAACCGTTCAAGTCCCTCTAAAACAATACCGGGATCGCCTCCAACGGGAGGACCGTCCGTTGTGGTTGCGGCGAAGTCGGTCATTAGCGGCCCATCCAATTGGTGCCGCGATTCGGGGTTTGGTCAATCTGTGGGGTTTTTGGCACTCCCTTGAAAATGTTCATTGCCTCTTTCAAAGGTTCGGGATTCCATCGCGGATTTGGCGCGGGTTGTGGTTGCGGCGTCATGGTGCCTGTTTTGACTTCCTCAACCATCAGCGCCGTCCCATCCACCCCGTTCCGCGTTCGGTCGGCAGACCTGCATAGGACGGCTGCGGAAACGTTGGCAAGCCAATCCTTTCCTTAGCCTCACGGTGTCCTGCCGCAAACGTGCGCAGCGCATCGGCACCGTGACTGGACCAATCATGAAGTGGTGCGTCCCGAAACATTTTCAACTTTTCATCCCATACACGGCGATAATTACGCAGCGCGTTAAGACCGCGCTCACAGTTCTTTTCATCAATCCAAGTCATATCAAGCATACGCCGAACCGCGTTCACACCATCATTGACGTTGTGCTGCGGGACCACGGTAGCTTTGATCCCAAGCCCCTTCAAGGTATCGACGCGAGAAAGACCTTTATTGCCGAGTTCCCTATGCTCAATATCGTGAGGAAAATAATGCAGTCCGTAAATCCAATTGTGTTGCTTTTGTTTTTGATCGAGCACACGCGCGTATTCGTCCAATCCAACACCTGATGCTTCATGGTAATCGATTAAGCGGCGCTCCTTGCCTACGCACTGGATAAACCAAATAGCTGTAGAGTCCGAGACGCCCAAATCCCACGATGTGTGAACGAGCGCCGCGCGCTCAATCGGAACCGGCCCTATACGTCCGCTTTTCAGCGCACGATTAAGATAGGAGCCATAATATGACCCAATCAACGCAGCCTCGAAAGAACAATAATATTCCTGCTCAAAAAGCGCATTCCCTTCATCTTCGCCGTAATCGTGCTGATATTCACGCAATTCTCGCGCAAGTTGTTCCTTTGTAAACACACCGGTTTGATCGACAGTCAGGACTTCTGCAAAACAATCGGTCTCATTTCTGAATCCGTCGTAAGTTTTGCGCGCGTGATTCGCTCCGCGGGGCGTGGTGATAAAGACCACCCAGCCGCCATTTTCCGCAAGAATCGGCCGCAAGAATCCGTAGGCTTGCGGATCAGCGAGCGCCCATTCGGAAAACACAATGCCAACAGGAGTTGAGCCAAGCAAACTATTGTAATTGTCAGAACCTACAACGCGCCACAACGATCCATTTCGAAACCGAATCACCATATCGTTTTCGCGCGTCTGCGCCCGAGTCTCCAAAGGGAAAGCCTGATCAATTCGACGCCTGCCCGTATGTGGGGAGACCGCTTCCCAAATTGCTTTGCGTCCTTGCGAGGCTTCCGGAAGCATATGCCAGTATTCGCCGACACGAAGATGTGCCGCGCGAGCAGCCCAATTTAGGGCGAGATCATCCTTGCCGGATCGGCGATGCCAGATGAGGCAGGCGCGCTTTCCGCCGGATTCAAGATAATTCCAAGCGTGAGATTGATAGGGCCGGGGCGACCATCCAGCGGGAAATCTTTCGGCGGAAACCACTCTGCCCAACTCAGGTTCCAACAATCGATCCAGAACAGCCTTTTCCTCTCGCGACAATGACGCGATATAAGCTTTTGGATCGGATATCGCGCTCAGGTTCACTCAAATCTATCCTATTTCTTTTCTTCCGGCTTTACTGCCTTCGCATCCTCAATCTGCTTTTTCAGGTCAGCATTCTCGCGCTGCAAAGCCTCAAGTTGCTGTGCCCATTGATTGACGACGTTATCAATCTGAATTGCAGTTTGGGCAGTTGTGGGCTGTTGCTGCGCGAATGCGGGCCACGCCGCCGCCAAAGCAATAATGCCAAACAGACGAATCATTGCACGATCCAATTCGTTCCATTGCATGTTACACCAATCGAAACCGCGCCCCCACCAACGGCCGTCGCGATTGCAACCGGCGTCAGGGCGTCGGTCACTATATACATCGCGCCTTTGGTGGTGGAATTACACGTCGGCAGTTGACTGCCGCCGGCCCCGATTGTTGCAAGTGGCCGCGTCGGCGCAGCACATGTCAACACGCTGCCGCTATATTGAACGACCTGCCCGGCAGTCGTACAGCCCATGTCCGCATTGACCGAAGGCACAAGACCGGCAGCGAACGCGGAACGCGATAATAGCGCAAAAGCTATTCCAAAAATAACGGAGAGCGTTTTCATGGTCAGCATCCCGAACCGACAGTGCTGGCGATAGTAACCGGAGTGGCGCTTGTTCCAGCATAAGCGATGAGATTACATGATGAACCTGAGCCGGCAACCCATTTAAGGACAGCATACCCAGCGCCAGGAGCGGCGGCGGCGTCGGTTTCTTTGATCAAACCAAGATCGCCATTCTGGCCCACCGCTGCGGTTGCCGATCCTACTGTCAGGCGTGTATTAGCGGTTGTTAAGCTCGCAAGCTGAATGCTTCCCGCTGTGCCACCTACAGAAGTGCCTGCGGTTATAGTGACACTGCCGCCATTGCCAGTGCTGCCTGCGCCAGAAGCATTGCCACCCGTGATCGCTACGCCACCAGCATTGTTTGTTCCACTTGCTTGAGAGTTAGCTCCACCGGCGATGGTCATGGTCGAGGCATTATTGGCGCCCGTTTGGTTCGATGTTTTAATCGTCAAAGTAGTAGGATTACCACTTGAGCCCGCAGTTATGCTCGTACTCGCACTGAAAGTTACAACACCAGATAATGCCAGCGAACTTCCGGCAATTGCTGTAAATGTTCCGGCCGCAGCCGTGGTGCCGCCGATTGCCGGAGGCGAGGCAAGATAAGTCGAGAAGCCCGTGCCACTCACTGTCGATGATGCACTGAGCGTCGTAAATGCACCGGTCGATGGCGTGATCGCTCCGATAGCCGCGCCATCAAGACTTGTCGCCGTTGCGACACCGAGCACAGGCGTCACAAGCGTTGGGGATGTGGCAAGAACAGGCGAACCCGAACCGGTTGCGTTGTTTGCTAAGCCAGTCGCAACACCTGTTCCGAGCCCGGTGATCGAACCAACTGCAGGCGTAATCGTCGCAGAACTGACCGTCGTAAGCTGGCCTGCCGCATTGTAGGTGATGATCGGCGCGACGGTTGCTGAGCCAGTGGGACCGCCTGCGGTGATGACGCCGCCTTGTGCGCAGGTTCCAGAAGTTGTACCGAAAGCGGAGCAGGGCGCACTACCGCCTCCCGAGCTGGACGCATTTTCAATGCCATCCGCAATGGCAGCAGTAACAAATAGATTCCATACAATGAAAAGCGCGAATGCCCTATTGATTATCGACATAGAGCGTGTCCGAATTTGAGGCGCACGTGGCTTGAAGAGCATCGGACGGCACATACGGCCAATACCGCGTGTAGGAGCCGCCTGGAAGCAAGAGGATTGACATTGCTTTGCTCGCGGTCCCAGACCCTATGAATAGCCAGCAATTATCCGAGGCGTTGTTGTTCTCAATCGTGAGAGCCTGGCGCTGCGTCGACGTGCCAAGGCTTGATGTGAGGATTGTCTGAAAGGTGTTTCCCGTCGTGATTGTAACGGGCGTGTTGACGGTCGATCTATTGAGAGGCGTTCCTGAAACCGCCGTCTGTGCATGAGATGAAACGACATAAGATACCAAAAGAGCGAGCGCGAGAAAAATCCGCCACATGACCGCAATCCTTCTCGCGCTCAATCCATCACTTCGGCATCGGCACGGCACCGTCCTTTTCCATCGGCGGCTTGGTGCCGCCAGGATCGGCTTTACCCGCAGAAGCAGACGGCTTCTGCGTCCCCTGACCGGGCTGATTATTCAGATTCATCGACGTGCCGTTCACGCTGCCCTGACTTCCGATATCGTTCGCCATTGTGGTCTCCTGACCGTTTCGAGGATGGTTGCGGCACCGGTCGGAGCTTAAGACCGGCGCCGCAGTCCGCCGCTAATGGGAGCACTTGCGGCGGTAATTTTCTTACGGTTCTGCGGAGGCAGAGATTACGCCGGCACCCGCATTGTCAATAAGCGTCATGCTCAAACCAACCGCCGCAGTAGTTCCCGAAAGCGTACAAGCCGCCATGACCTGCTGTGTTGACGGCGCAAGCGCCACGGTGGCATCGGTAGTGAGACCCGTACATGCAGAGGCCGTGGTTTCTGCCGTTGTCGTGAAACCGGCAAAACCTGCCGTGTACTTGACGATTGGCGCAAGCCGCATCGTGATCGGGAACACAACCGGGCACTGCATCGTTATATTTGCGGTCGTGAAGTGACAGATTGAGCGCGACGGACCCAGCGCACCCTCATTGACCACATACGAATAATATTGCTGCAGAACCTCTTCGACCGCAGCGGGACGACGCTCGAAACCGGTCGGAGAAATCACCCCATTTGGCAGCAGGTTCGTAATGCCGGAAGGCATCGCCTGCAGCTGCGCACCGGTAAACTCAAAATAGTCCGTTGAGACAGTCGTGGTGAGAGTCGGTGTTGCACAGATTTGCACACCAACGGCAGTCACGGCAGTTCCGGACGCATTGGTTGCCGGGATCGGCGCATAAACCGAATACCGCGTCCAAGTGGTAGAAAGTGGAATGGTCGCTGCGCCGCTCGCTACAGTACCGGTCGTACCAGGGCTGACACCCGCAACCGCAGCGGTATAGCCTGTCGTGGTGCCGAGAGCGAAGGTTGAACTATTCCCGCCGGCATATCCGATAGTTGCCTGAGTCGCCGCCGCATCTGCAGCGGTAAAATAAGCGACCGTAATGACAACTTGCGAGTTCGATGCGGAGAAAGTTGCCGGCGCAAAGCCATAGAACGAGAAGATGGCGTTATTGCCGATCAGAGGCGCAGCAGCCTGTTTATCCAAGGTCTGCCCGACGCAGCTTGCGCCGGAAGGCGTGCCCGAAGGCCGAGCAACGCGCATTGAAGCATAGAGGCCGAGCGTTGGGATAGTATCGGCCGTACCGGTCTGTTTCGTGACGGTCATCACGTTGTTGGCCGAATAGGCCCACCAACGATCCGCAGTCATGACCGCAGCAGTAGGCGAAATCGCGGCATAACTGGAAGCTGCCCGCTGCCAGAGATTCGTACCGAAATCGCCGCCGATCAGACGATTGGTTTTTAGATTGATCGAGCCGGCCAAAGCTGACGGAAGGACCGACGTTGTGCCGCTAGGCGTATCGACCGGGATTGTTTCTTCGCCCGTATAAGATGGCCCGGCGGGAACTGTTTGGGCGCAAATACCAATGCCCGTACCCTGCGTCGATCCGGGAACCTGGCCGTAAGGCCCCTGCGATGACGGCAATACGACGCCGGTTACATTCGAAGCACAGTACGAGGTCCCACCAATGACCGGCAGCGTGGACCACATGCCGGCGGCTTTAAGGACATTCGGAACAAGGCCAATGGCACAAACGGAAACCGCCAATAAACTAGCGGCAATCAATCCCTTACGGGTCCGATTCATCGGAGTCTCCTTGATGAATTGCCGGGTTCTAGCCGGACGGTTGATCGCCACTTTGCAGTCGCGGAGAGGGCTTTCGAAACCGATCACGATGCTCAACATGCCGTTTCATCGATTCCAGCATCGGCCTTATAATCGAACGCTTAATATCATTGTCGCTCGCAATCAAGACATTTGCGGCCAACATTCCGTCTACGTGCACGAAGTCCCCAAGATTCTTGCCGTAGGTGATGCAAAGCAGTTGGCCTTCGCCGTAATCCGAGGTCGGAAGAAAATATTCCGCGCCATATTTGTCGGGGATCATCGCCCTGATTCGCGCGGGGACTTCGAGGATTTTGAAGCCGGCGGGGACGTTCATTTTCATCTTTCGACTCCAATGGACGGGTGACCACGCTGAGAACGAAAAGGCTTTGCCTCGAATGAGACAAGGCTTCATCGCCGATCAGGGTGCCAAGTATCTGGACGACCGCGACGATCAGCATACGTCGATATCCACCACCCACATGGACCCGCCGCGATCAAAAGGACTAAAGCTATCAGCGCCCCAATATCGTCCGTCATTTCGGCCTCCATACGTCACAATGCCTATCAGCCCTCACGAGCCCCGAAACCCGATGGCACCCCGCTAGTTCCCCATGCTCCTGCGATACTAACTCAGGATTCCACCCCGCGCACTGATCGCAATT